TGACGTTGACTGAGCCGGTCAGGTATCCAGTAACGGCGAGAGCGCCGGCCATCGACACTCCGGAAGTCCCCTGAGTGATTGTAACAACGTCAACTCCGGTGGCTACATCGCGGACCACAAGGCGATCGTTCATCGCAAGAAGGAAAAACCAGCCAGTGCTAGAGGAAGATTGGTTTTTCAGTTGGACATAGACCGCATCTGTCCCAAGGGTGGTGCCAAACAGAACCAAGTTGCCAGTATCGTCTATCGACGCCCGAGACCCCTGCAAGTTCCCACTCGTCCCGTCTCCTCGGATGACCGCGTTGTCGGCAAGAGCCCCTGACGAGACACCCGAAATGGCAGGGGTCGTGCTCGCCACCTCCTGCAGCTTCTCGTACAGGTAGAGGATCGCGTCGATGATCCGCCTGCGCCATCCTTCCCCGTGCGGGTCTAGGGTCGGCTTGACGATCCCGAGAGTGCTCATTTCTCTGCGCTCTCCGGGTCAATCTGGATCCCGAGAAGCTCCTTGATCGGCGGGAACGGTTGGTTCTTGACCTCGGCGAACGTCGCGGTGGGATAGGTCGGGAAGTTGCTCACCCGCGTCTGAGAGAACCGTCCGAGAGCCTCTCTTGAGATCGAGACGATAGCCTTGGCAAAGCGCCCCTTCAAGTCGCAGGAGATCCAGCCGTTGTCGGGCGAGGCGTCATAGCTGTAGAGCGTTTCACTGCGCGGGTTCTGCTGGCTCGAGCGGTCATTCCAGGTCAGGATCTTGATGGTGTAGGTGAGATTGATCGGCTTCAGCGTGTCGGCGCGGTAGACCAGTCGGACCCTCCCAATGTGCCCCTCTGCGTCCTGTGAGTCGAGCGCCATGACTTCCGTATCGATCTCCAGGGACTCGCCGCTACCCGAGAACTCGGCCATCCTCACCGCAGCCCCCGAGTAGAGGAACGTGAAGGCGCTCAGGCCGTACATGAGGAACTCAGAGTTGTTCTCGGAGTTGCCCGAATTCACCAAGCTGGAGATCCCGTGGCTGTCGAAGTTGATGAAGCCTGTGGAAAACCGATCCTCGATCGTGTTGTAGATGTAGAGGCGGCGGTTCTCGAACGGGTTATCCCCAGGCCCGCGAGCCGCCCAGACGACGCACTTCGAGCCGTGGTCGTAAGCCCCTATGATCCGGTTTTGAATCTCGTGCGGGTTGTTGGAACTCACCCGCTGGATGCGCCAGTCGCCCTGCGGGCCGAGAGAGTAGTGGACCCCCTCGTCGATCGGCTCCGGTTCCTGCGATCCGTCCGTCTTGTAGAAGCGCCCATCGGTCCCGTAGAAGAACGTCAGGCGGCGCCAGCGCACGATTGAATCCGGCTGCACAGTCCCGATCGTGCTCGATATGACGTCGAATCGCCACCACAGCGGCGAGTTGATGTAGGTGCCGCGCACCAGGGACGTCCGCTTCCAGATCAGCATGTACTCGCCGCCCTGGAACCCCGTGATTTCTCCCGGTGTCTGCCGGATCCTCTGGCGGAACTGTCCGTCCATAGCCGCGTCGTCGAAGTCGGCAGCGTCCTCGTCGGCGCCCCCCCAGACCTCATCGGGGAATCCGGCCGGCGAGCCCGAGAAGGCGATGTTTGCCAGCACCACCTGATTGCGGCAGACGGCGATGAAACGACCCTTCGGCTTGTCGGTCGACGTGATGAGGTCTGACGTCGCCGAATCGGAGTCCGGGTCGAACTTCTGAACCTCTTCGCTCTTGTTGGTGCCGAGGACAAGCCCACCCCATGAGCAGAAGTCCCACGGGTAGGCGCCGGCCGCGAGGTCCGTCGCGCCCCGGGAGATGTCCGTGAAAACAGTCGCCGGCCCATAGGGGTTCACTTGGTAGATCCGTCGCAGGCGGGCAGCAACCATCGTTGTCTTGTCGCCCTCTGCCACCAGAGAGTTAGATGCCGCCTTCGGTATTTGGAGCTGCATCCACGAGACGCCTATATAGGCGTTCGAGTCGGCCTGGACCTTCGCCTCGTAGACCGTGATGCGTCGGGCCGCTGCGACCTCGAGCTTCACGTCCGCAATCGAGATTGTCCACCCAGAGGCCGCGTCTCCCACTGCGGAAATCTTGAGGCGCATCCCCTCGTAATCGGTAATATCCGGATGGGGGTTTGGAGTCTCTAGGATCAGTCGCTTGATCTTGACCACCGGCCCAGACTCGACCACGCTCACCCCGATTCTCAGGTCCGTGTAGTCGTCGGCGTTTGCAATCGAGTCCCCACTGAAGACCACGATGTAGGTGTTCTCGTCTTCGTCCAGGGTGATTGAGCTCGACTGCTGCTCGAGCGGGGTCGCGCCATCGTAGATCACGACATGGAGATTGGCGCTGGTGCCTCCGGACGAGACATAGCCGGTGAGCCGGATGAACCACCCAGCCGTCGAATTGGGATCGGTCGGGGTCGGGAACCCCACGATGAAATTGTCGCCGGCAGCCCCAGCAGAGGTGATTTCGTTGGTGTCATCGTCGATCTTGGAAAAGAGCGGGTTGGTCGACCACCCGGTATCAGAAATGTCTGATGTCGGGGCCATGATGTTGTCGAGGCTCCAGGTCTTGTCAGCGAGGGCGGCGCCGGCAGCCAAAGAGAACGTCTTTGAAGCGACTGCTACCGAGTCCTCCAGCACTTCGACCTTGAAACTGTGGGCCGCGGCACCGTCATCGTTGCGGGCTCTCACCACAACCTGACGCTCTCTCGTGGTATCAGAGGCGATGTCCGGGGTCGTGTCGAGGTCGATCTCGAAGGACTTGTCGACATTCGCCGTCATCGACGGTGACGTGATGAGGGTGCCATCGTCCGCGTCGTTGATCTTCGAGAAGAGCGGGACCGTCCCCCAATCGGGCGTCCCCACGTCAGAGCTCGGCAGGTACTTCGAGAGAACGTCGCTCGCCACGTCGATCGGGTTGCTAGGGGCAATCCCAAGTTGGAGCGCGGTCCAGTCCACGTCAGGGAAGTCCATGTTGTCTTCGAGCGTGAGGGTGATCGTCTCCTCCGTTGCCGTGGCGGGAGGCGTCACGTTCTCCGCCTTCGCGACCATTCGCCCACCTGAGAGCAGGTAGAAGTCACTCTTCACGCCGATGTTCGACCGCTTCCACTTGATGATGACCGCGAGGTTGGCTAACGATGCTGGGGTGCCAAAGTCCTCAAGTCCGAACTGGACAAGCTGCGGAGTCCCGCCAGCCGGCAGGGGCGGCGAGTCGACGTAGGTGGCATCCGAGGCGTCAGTCAGTTTCGAGAAAAGGTCGGGGTCGTCGAACTCTGCCCCCTCGTCGAGCCAGCTTCCGACCAGGACGTCTGAGTCCGGGTTTTTCGTTTGGTTCGTCCCATTGATCGTCGCGTCCACCTCGAGGGTCAGTTGGTCTTCGGTCGTGTAGTCGCCTGCTACAAGATCCCCCATCTCGCCGGCTGTGAGCGTGTACACGGTGGTCGTCCAGTCCTGCTCGCCGGAGCCGAATGACAGGAGGCTCGCGATCTCCCCGGCCGCTCCCTTGAGCCGTAGCAGCACCGTCCACGAGTTCGCGTCGTCTGGGTCGAAAATCTTGAAGCGCAGGAACAGGTAGTGGGTCGCCGCTGGCGGCGCCTCGACCACCTTCACCGTAGTTTCAAAGAGTGCGTTTGTGCAACCACCCGGCGAGACCACGTAACCGCCATCATCGAAGAACTCTGTCCCGACCCGCTCCCCCTCCTGCTCCTGCTGTGTCAGGTCGTCGTTTGCGTCCGCAGTCGCCCGGGTCTCGAGCTTGAAGTCCGTCGAGCCCGTCCGCTCGTCCGGTCGCACCCTCTGAATCGGCGCTGAGGGCGTGTAGACGTGGGCGTAACCCGAGAGGATCGGCTGCTCGACGCGGGTTCCCGAGACCGAGAGCGCCGCCTTCTGGGCAAGCTGCGGAAGCGGCCGATAGGTGCCGGCGACCGGCAGGACGTTAAGAGCCGTGTGGCTGGCATCGGGGTCGAAGATCGACCTGTCAGGGCTCCAGAATCGGAAGAGAAGGGTCTTGACCGCCACGGATCAATCCCCAGGCATCAAGTAGGGGTTCGTCCTCTTCGTACCCTGGCCGCGTTCGTACTTGACGACAAGGATGTCGAACTCCTCATTGCGGCGGGCAATCCAGCTTTCAGCGAGGCTCTTCTTGGGATCTTTCGCCTGATACGCCCCGAGGTAGAGATCCCGAGTCGCCTGAGCAATCAGAAGGCTTCTGGCCTTTTGCACCCATCCGGAGTCTGTCTGGGCGTCGAGCTCTACACCAGAGAATTGCTTCTCTATCCCGTTGCTAGTGAATGCCGTGTAGACCCATGTGGTTCCATCGTGGGTATACTGGAAAATCTTCGGCTTCGTCACAAACTGCACGTAGACGTAGACCGATCCGTCGAGTGGAGCGTTCGTATAGAGGAATCGGTTCCACCATGCCCACCGGGAGAACGTCCCCTGGTTGGTGGTGGTATCTCGAGCTTCTTGGGTCACGAGGGCGTAGTCGCCCTGTGAAACTCCGTGCTCGTCTGCGGGGTTCAATGCCGCCGTGGGAGAGTCCGAATACCAAACCCTGAGCGGGTGGTCGATCAGGCTCGACAGCTTCGTCTGGGCGTTATACTTGGATGTCCCCGCCACAGACTGAAAATAGCCTTCCTGGTCCGTCCAGTAAAATTTCTCACTCCACAACGACTGAATGGCGTCGATGATGGCCCGCCTCGCCCTGTGGAAGTGGATCGACGTAGCCGTCTGAGTCCCCTCCTGCATGTTCTCGAGGACCGAGTAGACGAGTGTTCCGAAGGTCGTGCTTGCCATGCTTTGAACCTTTTAGGGAGCGGGGCGTCCCCCGCCCCCGTCAAGGGAAGTCGGAATTAGACGTCCGCGTTGATGCGGTTCATCGTGTAGGACACGAAAACGTAGATCGTGCCCGTCGCGGTCCCGGTCGCGGGAGCGGCCGCGGTGAGGAGTTCGACAAAGAACCCTTCGGTCGTGACCTCGTACCCAATCGCCTCAGCGGCGTCCTCGTCAGCGCGTTGCAACCCGCCAGTCCGCCCCACGGTCGAAGCCGTGAAGAAAACCTTGTCGGTCGAATCGTCGCTGATTTGGAGGGTCTGGGTGATGAGCGGGGTCGCGTGAGTGTCCAAGTCGTCGCACGTCATCCACGCATCCAGAATCACGGCACCCTTGGGGATGTACATGAAGCGGATCGCGTCGTTGACGATGAGTGCCGCGGTGAGCTCGTAGCGATCGTAGACCGTCTGCGAACCCATGCGAGCCTGTGCGGTGTTGTCGCCCTCGTCGTGGAGAGCGGTGGTGAAATTAGTAGCCATTCTTGCTCACCTCCTCCTTAACTCGGGTCTGGCGCGTAGGACGGCATCACGATGATGCCGTAGTCCTGGCTATTGAACACGGTCTTCTTCATACCGAAGATCATGCCGATGCCCACGCCGACTTGGTTTTTGTAGTCGAAGTCTTCCATCACCATGTCGAACTGCGAGCCGCCCGGGCCGTAGCCCTTGCCGTAGCCCATGCAAATCGCCTGCGCTCCGAGGAGAACATTGCGCTTGGCATTGGTGACTGCGAGGGTCGACGTGCTCGAATCCACACCATCGGTGATGTAGTTCGACTCGTAGAAGACGCAGCCATTCGAGGCGCCGAGGGCGCCGGAGAACAACGGGTTGTTGGCGACCGCACCGCCCTGCATGGCGGCTCGCATGTGGCCGAACCACAGCGTTTCGCTCTTACGCAGGAAGCGCACGGTGTTGGGATGAAGTACCGCGATGTAGAACTCGCCGCCATCGGTCTTGACGGGGCGGATCTGCGGACTGGCGATCTTCGCCTGATTGACTGCCGTGTCGAGCAGATCCAGGTCGAAAAAGTGGCTCGTTCCCAGGCTCTCGTCAGCCGAGACGCCTCCCGGGCGGAAGATCCGGCCGGATGTGGGAGCGGTGGGGATGCCGTGGAGACCCGAATAACGGTCATCTGTCTGAGCCGTATTGCCGCAGGCGAGGTTGAAGAACATCGTATCGAGACGTTCGCTCCAACCCTCGGAGCCGAGGTCTTTGAGTTCGGAAACGATTTTCCACGGGACGCGCTGCTGGGTCATTCGCCCCTTCGTTCGGTAGCCGAGACGAAGCTGGTCGATGTTGAGCGTGTCCATGTGGAAGGTCGCGCCTTCCTCTTTGCCCTCGAGTTCCTCGTCCCCCTTCACTCCAGCCTGAGCTCCCTTGGCGCGGAGGAAGAACTTGATGCTCGACCCCTCTGCCTTGTTGAGTTCGCTCTGGACGTGCAGCGGTGAGGATCCGGTGGAACTTCTCCAGGTCTGCGACAGCGTTTTCGGAATGGTCTCCCGCAAGACATCCTGCGACCAACGCTTTACGTCAGCGTCGTCGCCTAAGTCTACGGAATATTCGGCCATTGCTGGCTTCTCCTTTTTCCTAGTTAAACTGTCTAGCTTCGGCGCTACTTGGTAGTAGCGAACGATCCTCAGTGGCGCTGGATCGAAGCGAAGCGTTCCAGGAAAGGCGCCGAACGCAGGCGGAACTGGTTTTTGGTCCCAGCAGACCCCCCAGAGCGCGGGGAGCGAAGCTATTCTACTACATCACCGCGCCTTGCTCTTCCAGGCGGTCGAGGTTGGCGCTTTTGCCGTACTTCTTCTCGATCTCGAACATGCGTCGGTTGAACTCTTCCTGGTCCTTCGCATCGGCGAGCCACGTCTTGATGCCCTTCTTCGGGCCACCCTGCGCGGTGCCGGCGCCGGAGACGCTCTTGGACCGATCGCGCTTGGCCCTGGCCGCGGCGATCTGGTGAGCGGCCTTGGACGGGGCGGCTGGCGCGGCCTCCTCGTCTTCTTCCCATTCTTCGCCAAGTTCGTCGGGATCGGGTGGAACGTACCCCTCCGCGAGCGCGATCCGGTACTTCAGTTCCGGCAGCGTCATACCAAGCTGCTTTGCGCGTTTCGCAAGCTGATAATGGGCGATCGTGACCTGAGCCGTCGCAGTATCTTCGTCGACCTCTTCCCCGGCAAACAAGTCGAGTTTCTCGATCTGCTTCTCGGTCCAGAACTCCTCTACATCGTCATAGTCAAACCCCTCCTGGTCTGTAAAGTCCTCCTCGGACGCCTCGATCCAGTCGTCGTAGGTCTCGACCATCGCGAGTTGATCTTCTCTGGTCGACTTGTCGGTGATGGTCTTGGTCAGCGCGTCGAGTTTTTTGGCGAGTGCCTTGGTTTCAAAGGCGGTCGCGCCGAGCGGGTCGATGTCAGGATCCGGGGGCTCCTCCTCGGGAGCGGGCGGCGCGGCAAGCCTCTCCTCGAGCGACCCGAACTTCTTCTCGAAGATTTCCAGGCGCTTGGAAACTTGCTCGGTTTCCTTCAACCGGGCGTAAAGCTGGTTGCGGTTCTTCTCAGAGCCGTGAAGCTGCTTCTGCGCGTCTAGGAGCAGGGCTTTCAGTGCATCCGGGTCGTCGGGCAGTCCGGAGCCGTTCGTCGGCTCAGCGGCATCCTCGCTCGCTTCTGGGGCTGTTTCGACCGGATCAGGCTTCTCTTCCGGCGCTTCCGGCGCTTCTGTCGGCGGGTTCAATAGAAAGTCGTCGGGTTGCTCTGGCTGCTGGACTTGAGTTTCCTCGCTCAATTCGCTGCTCCTTGGGTTGGGGGCTCAGCGCCTTGTGGCGCCTGTAGCTCGGCTTCGATCGCCTGCTGGAGCTCCGGTGAGAGTTGGGAGATGATCTGCTGGTAGGCCAGTTGCTTTTGTTCTGGGGTCATGCCGTCCGTGATGGACTGCGCCCACTTGTCGCCGGCCGTCGAGGGCAGGCCCATCGCCACGAAAGAGTCGATGATGACGTCGATCGGAGGCTGCAGGCCCGCGGCCTGGAGGGTCGTAAACATATCGGTCTGGGTCAAGACCTGGAAAACGGCGAGAATCTGGCTTGGAGTCGAGGGAACGTCATCCGTCACCACGTCGAACTCGAGCATCTGGTCGAACTTCTCCTCGTCCCAAATCCACTCTCCGGTCAGTTCGTCCTTCGTCATCAGGCCGGATTCGAGGATGGAGCGGGCGTGGTCGACGCCTACGGCTCGAAGGATTGTGACGGGCTCTACAAAGCCCTTGACGAAGAGCAGGTACTTGCGGGCCAGCCCTTTGCGGTAGAAGGAAAGCGCGTCGAACGGCATTGCGTAGACGCTCTGATTCGCCTGCATGAGCGCGTTGACGGTCTGGAACGGGGCTCTCCGTGGGTCGTCGACCATGCCGGCCGAGACGGGGTTGAGGCCCATGTTCGACCAGATTTCGCCGCCTGCCAAGTCGATGATGCTTCCCATCGAGGACATCGGGTTGGCCGGCTGCGGGCCGAACTTCATCTTCTCAGCCCCTCCGGCGCGAAGAATCGGCATCCCGTCTGGGCGGGTGGCTTCCTTGCGGAACTCCTCTGGATCCTCTGCGGCGCCGCGCTCGAGATAGACCGGAGCTTTCGATCCGGATGCGATGATGTCGACCGCGAGAGAGAGCATCTTAGAGCGCCAGCGGGCGGGGTCTTTGCCGAGGTCGCCGACGCCGAACCAGACTGTGCCGGTGAGGGTCTTGTGGGGGTAGCAGGTAATGGCCGAGACCTGGAAGTCCTGAATCGCGTTGGGCTCGAGCTCGTCGGTCAGAGCGGTCTCGCCGGCAAGCCAGCCCTGCTCCCAGACCCACTGCTGGGGCCGGTCGATCTCGTCCTCGCCCGGGCCCGCGATACCGCGCTCTTCCCAATCCTTGTTGATTTCCTTCCATTCGTCCTCTGAGACGAGCCGGTCGGACTCATCTTCTGGGTCCGCGAAGCGCACTTGCGGGCTCGCCGACTTGACCTCATAGCGGGTCAGGAGAACTTGCTGAGTGGCCTTCTGGTAGAAGATCCCGGGGTTGGTGCCGACTTGCTGGTAGTAGGGGCGGGTGTTGCCGTCATTCCTGGAGATCGGGTCGAACTGGTTGCTGGAGTCGTCGGCCTGAGAGATCAGTACGTCGATCTTCTTCGGGAACATGCGCTTGGCGACGGCGAGGTCCACCCAGACGAAGGAGAAGACGTGGGAGGAGTCCTTCATGTTGCGCTTGGTCGCGTTGGGATCCCATGCGACCTGCCACGCCTTCAGTTCCTCGGTCTTGATCTTGCCGTTCTTGCCTGCCAGCGGGTCGAACCGAGTCTCGGTGTTGCCGACTCCGCAGAGGAAGGCGTCCATGAAGGCGTCGGAGATTTCATCGTCGGCGTCACAGCCCTGCTCGATCCAGCGAAAAACCTCCGTGAACGCCTGCGCTACTCTGGGGTCGTCGATCGACTCGTCAATCCCGAACTCGGAAAACAGAGCCTCGAGGAGCTCTGGATCCTTGTTCTTGCCGGTGTCACGGCCTTTGAGGGCGGCTCGGAAGCGGTTGACCCGCTCTTTCCCGGTGCTGCTGTTGATGATGGTCGGGAAGTCATTGAACTCGAGCAGCGCCTTCTTGTCGGCCTTGGCTCGCCGTTTCTCGTCTGGGGTGAAGATTTTGCCGCGGTAGTAGTTCCAGGTCTCGGCGTGGCGGTTCCACTGCGGCCACCAGTGGTCAAGCGCGTCCTTGCGCCTTGCGCTGGCGATAGTGTCCCAGCTATTGCTGTCTTCAGGCATCAGGACACCCAATTCGATTCTCCGCCATTGTCGCGGCGGTCACGGGCTTTCGCGTACTTGTCTTTGAAGCCTTCCCTCATCGCCCGCTCCGGGTAGTCGAGCGGGAGGTCCGGGTCGAAAAGGCGGCTCGCGCAGTCCACGTCATCGTCGAATTTGACCAATGGGTAGGCAAGGATCTGTTGGACGAAGACCTGCGTGTAGTCGATCGAGCCTCCGTCGAGGTATACGCATTCTATCATCAGCGAATCCGGCAGCAGGATCTTGCGCTTCTTGAAGACGGGGAACAGCCTGCCGGTGATGCGGTCCTCTTTCGCCCCCATCCCCTTCGTAGTCGACGCGCCGGCCACTGGGATCACATGGAAATGGTTCGCGGTTTGATCCATCTCCTTCTTCAACCAGAAGGTATCCGAGTCCATCGCGTACTGCTCCCAGCGGCAGTTCTGGAATCGGTACATCCCCCACTTCTGGTGAAGCCGCATCGCGGCGAGGACGCGCTCCAACGGGTCGAGCTGGTCTCGGAGCGCGTCAAGTAGGACGTGGGTTTCATCGGGCAGACAGCCCCACATCTGCATCACGGTGAAGTCGGTCGTGTTCTGCTTCTCGCCCCCGGCGCCGTCGACGAGCATGTAGAGGTTTGAGTGGCGAGCGAAGTATTCTGAGCGGCTTTCGAAGCCGTTCCTGCGCTGAACCTCCTCGGTCGGGTCGTAGTAGCGGATCCATTCCTCATCGACCTTCTGCGTCCTGGTCTCTTCGAGGTCGAGCTTCCACTGGATCGCAAACTCCTTGTGCCCGCACTCGACTCGCTTCTTGTGGAGGTAGTCGGGCGAATAGTAGACCGGGCCGCGGCATTCCTCGGTATCCTCGTAGCAGGGGATCCGAACGACCCTGGAGACCCGGCACTCGCCGATCTCCTCGTCCTCGGATTGGAGGTCGTGATAGGCGTCGAGTGGGTGGTAGAGGGTGCCGACATAGGTGTCATAGCCGCCGTCCTTGCCCAGAGAAGCAGAGGCTTTGAGGTGGGTTCGGGTCTTCGCCATCGCCTGCGACGTCTGGGTGTTCCGGTTGGTCACGATGTCGTCGTAGCGCCTGATGTCGAAGTGAGGGCCGGTCTTCGGGGCGGTATCGAGCCCGATCGGCGTGACCGTAGCCTCTTTCACGTTGGTCTGTCTCTTGAGGACGAGGCCGGCGTTCTCTCCAGAGAGAGACCACTGATCTGACTCTTTCTTGGGGTCGGCCCAGACGATCTCAGGGAAGTAGCGGTAGAGGTCTGGGTTGCCCTCGTACTCCCGCTTGATCTGCCGGGTGAACTGGCGGGCGAGATCCAGGGTGTCGGAGAGGATCGCGATGGTGAGATTCGGGCTGTCGAGGTTGATGTGGATGGTCCGCACCAGAGTCGAGAGGGTTGACTTCAGGTGCTCTCGGGCGAGCAGGAACAGGGTCGACTTCTCGCAGAACTGGAGCCAGTTGAGGAACCGGATCGGGAGCGGGTGGTCGAGGGCGTGGTGGCCGTCGACGATCCAGTCCGGGTTCTTGGTCGAGAGGACGAAGCGGGCGAGGTAGAACGGGGACGCGATGCAATAGGCGCGGGTCCACTCGTCGTGCTTCGAACCCGACATCGCCTCGATCTCGCGGTGGAGGGCGTGGTTCTCCTCGATGGTCTTGGGGAGCCAGAGGTCGCCACCGCCGAGTCTCGCGCCCATGCGCTGCGACACTTCAAGCCTGCCGGCTTTGATCTCGTCAGCGAAGTCGGCGTCGAGGCGGTCCCAGAAGACACCCACTCGTAAGCGGTCCTCGCTCACGAGACTAGCTCAGCTTCGAGTATTTCTTCTTCGACTTGGGCGTAGCCAGAGCCGCTGCCTTCGCGTAGCTCTTCGCTGCTTTCAAGGAGGAGGCGTTCGCTTTTCTGGTTTGCTCCGTTGACGGGATGACCGCCTTCGAGCTCGGTGGAATTGTTGCTGTTGTTGGCATTGGCGAGTTCTCCTCTGATTCGTGCGGCGAGTTCTTGCGATTCCGCAGAGATTGTAACCTGTATCTCTCTGCGGTCGACGTTGGTGTGGGTGCTGGTGCTGGAGATTTGGACTCTCGACTTCTCGCTCATCATGGAGGCGGGGTTCGCCTTCAGGTAGTTGAGGCGGTCAGAGTCACGCCCCTCTCCACTGAGCAGGCTCTCCTCGAGCTTCTCCTTGATGTCGTTGACGATCTGGGCTTCCCCGAGAGCCTCGACCTCGATTGCGAACTCCTCGTCGTAGAACCGCCCGCCCTCTTTCGTGACTGCGGTGATGCGCGAGACGGTGACGGGGTAGCCGAGGGCGTTCATCTTGGCGAGAGCGGCCGATCGGGTGGGGCGCTTGTTCTCGGCGATGAGTTCCCCGAGGATCTGAATGTAGAGCTGTTTCCAACCGAAGAAGGCGTCGTCGAATGTGGCGGCGGGAATTGCCCCCGGCGCCTTCGCGCCCATGATCGCGTTGTACTTCTCTGCGAATTGATCGTTCTTCCGCTTGAGCCGAGCGATCGTGTGATAGCCGTCTTCCGGGTAGTCGGCGAAGAGTTGCTCTAGGGTCTCACCGCCCCGTAGCCGCGTGAGGATCTCTTTGGGGCTGATTCTCCGCGGCGCGAGCTTGCGCTCCGACACAGCGGGGCTCCTAGAACCCGCCGAAGGCGCCGGCCGAGAGGAGTTTCTGCATCATCGCCTGCCGATTGCGGCGGGCGGAGTTGGCACGGGCTCCGGCTTCGACGAACTGGCCCGAGGGCGAGGAGTAGAGCGAGTTGACGCCGGGGGAGGGCGGAACCACCGTTGGATTGTACCGGGGGATATTGTTCGGGTCCACCAACAGCGGGGTTGGCGTTGCCCTCAGTGTTGGCGTCGGCGTTGGGGTTGGCGTCGGCGTCGGCGTCGGCGTTGGCGTCGGTGCAGGCGCAGGCGCGTCGAGCCCGAGTCGCTCGAGGAGCCTGCTGAGAATCCGGTCAGACTGTTTCAGGCCGATCTTGGTCCCTCGCCCGGGGTCGAGCCCGCGGCGCAATCCAACGCGCTCGCCCA